GAGCCTTTGAGAGGCTCTGCGCCGTTAGCGTACCATGGCTGTCAAACTCATTACTATAAGTGCTGGTCAGAGCGGTGTTTCTATTCACAAGAACCTCCTGTGGATAACTATGTGGATAACTATTTAGAGTCTTTACCCCATCCAGTACCCTTGAAGATTGCCCCTACTGGGCTAATCATTTTGACCATTGGTTCATTGCAATAAGTGCATAGAACTGTTGGTTTGTCGTGCCAGCCATGATGCAGTTCATTCTTTAATCCGCATCTTCCACATTTGTAATCGTAGGCTGGCATGTAAGGCATCTCCCAATCATCCATGAACCACAGCTGCATCGTTCGATGTCAGTCTCTTTAGGCTCTTTATCTAAGTGTCCGTATTTTAATATGAGTAGTGGCAATAGATCAGCTAATCGGATGACACAAGCATATTCACCTGCATCTTCTCCCTGCCCATTTAGCCGTATGACTCCGAATCCCAATTCCCCCGAAAGAGATGTCCGAGCCTTTAATTGCTTTATGTACGCAAGTGGTTGAAATCCAGCGCGGGCTTTGACTTCAACATCGAACGGTACATTGACAATATCCTTGCCACTACCCCTTCCCACACATGCGCCCTGCCACTGAGTCGATAGGTACTCAGCTACAACACGCTCTGTGCGGAACCCTCTGTGCTTCCTATGTTGGCTAATGTGGCAATCCTGCCATGTAGCCCATTGCAACCCCGCCAATGAATAGAGCAAGAGTTAATAACATAAGTAGCGTCTCTTTATCCATTGACTGCCTTGCACTTACTGCATTGCCATGTCGCTGATGGCTTGATTAACCCATCCTCAGCTACTGTAAATGTTAGATCGTGAATCATTGTAGGTGCATTACATAACTGACATGGAATCTCATTGACTAGTGGTACATCATCAAGATTAACCCAGCCGTAAGGTGTATGAACTTCTATGTATCCCATTATACCCTCGCTTTCTGCGGTTCCCATTTCCCGCTACTGCTCAAGTTGTACCAATGCGTTGGACACTTATCCATTCCACCACTTTGACCCTTGGTGGCACAGAAGAATCCAGCCCAGTCTTTACCTGTCTTTGCGCTATGTCCTAAACGCCATTCCATGTGTCCATGATTGCAACTAGGTGCATCCATAGCTTCAGCAGTACCTAGAATCTCTGTAACTGTTGCCATTGCAGTTTCCAGAGTTACTGGTGCGTTTGTAGTCTTAACTGATGATCCAATAGGTGTAGTCCAATAATCAGTGTCACCCTCTTTGATGTCCTGTGGTGCAGGTTTTACTTCTTGCTTGACTACTTTAAGAGCTGGATGGTTTGGTGCAACCTTGCTCATTTCTTCGCGGCTAGGACGCTTTCCTTTAGGAGCATAACCCGCATTTGCAAGTGCTCTGCCAATAGCAGATGTCTCGCAATTCTCCAGTGCAGAAGTTTGATTGACCCCGCGAGTGCTAACTGTTTCTTCCGCGTACCCTGTTGCCCATGCGATGCTATCTTGGCTAGTCTTATAGAGATATGCCTTAACGATATATCTACTAGCTTCCACAACTTCCAACTCAGTGCTAATGCGAAAATCTGGATAGTCCTTAATAAACTTTTCAAGTCGAACCTCCACTGGTTCATAATCGGCTAAATTAAACATAGAGTTCATTCTCCTCTGTAGCTAGTTGCCCCATTAAAGCAATATAGGCTGCTCCATCGATGTAATTATCTGGCTTATCGACTGTACCTGTACTGGCTCTGGCAATCTTGATGAGCGCGAGTATTGCACAGACTTGATAGTCCTCGACTGGGTGCTGTAGGTATGCACTGATGAGCATTGCTGCGTGTTGCATGTTATCTGCTGGGTGGCCGTAGTCGTTAAGACCACGATCTTGAATCGTGTCGGTTGCACTCTGTAGAATCTCCTGATATTTCATTCTTGCCAGAAATCTGCTCGATTGACTGCTCTGCCTTTGTGCCATCCATCGCGATGGCCACGATCATAGGCTTCTTTGTAGGATTGTAACGCCCATATAATGAAGCTAATACCTGCCCCTATAAGGCATATAATTAGCAGCTTGTCATTGTTGCTCATTGTGTAACCTATCTGCATCCAGTGCCCTCGACTGGCTTACATACTTAGTGTGACATAAAGGCCAGACTAATTAAGGGACATTTAGATAACAAAACGATAACGATTTACTGGTACAACTTCCCGTACAATGTAAATGACCCATCCTTGTTTATAGGCACTAGCATTGGGCTAACGCGGTCTCCATGTGTTTCAATGACTGCTACGCTCATCTGCCAATTAGCACTCCCAGCCTTCAAATAAGAGGCTTTCTTTTTGTCCATGACATTTCCTGCCTCTAAGCCCCAAAGAGTCCTGTATGAGGCTCCTATGCCCTCTGTAAAGGCACTAATGCCTGCTCTGTGAGTGTGACCACAAACCACAGACTTGCCGAACTTCTTAGCAAGCCCAAGAGCTGTGAGTCCAGCATTAGAGTTCATTGATCCTTCATCCCCATGAACTAAGACCCATCCCTTGTGAAACTCGAATGGTCTTTTATGAAATCTGATTCCAAGCCCGTTGAAGTCCATAAACTTTGCGTATTCCAGTTCTGGTAATCCGATGAGGCTAGGTGCGCGTAATAGTGTGTGGTATAGGCGGTCTGTGTGATTGCTCCGAGTGACATCTGTTGTGCCAAGTTCATAGAGAATATCCTGCGCAAGGCTTCTGTCAGCATCTAGCGTACCTTCCCACTCTAGCTTGGTTCCCTGCGCCCAGCGCGACTGAGACTGCATATCAAGCTCATCGCCTGTGTTTAGGATAAGGTCGAACTTCTCCCGTTTTACTAACTTGATAAGATTCTTTACAGCTGCTTCGTGATGGTACGGGATTTGTAAATCCGATATAACAAGATAGCGGGCTTTAGTCATCGTCCTCATCTTCGTAGTTGCCGAACTTCTCTGGATCGACAGGATGTGGCAATATCCATGCTGGATAAGATTGGGTATCAGTAATCATGAATAGAGCAATGCCTTCTGCAAAGCCTGCCCTGCGTAATGATTTCCAATATTCATGCAACCCAATACAATAAGCATCAAGAGCTGAGTAACCTTGCTCTTCTAACGCCTTTGCTTTTCTTGCCATAGCAGAATGTTACCTGTCTAGTAAGATGTTGTAGATTTCATCGACTCGCGTGTTGAGTCTTTTAATCTCAGATAAGAGATGCGTAATGACATACCCAGACAGACCACCGACTATGGCCAGTGTTGCTATGTATAGGGTAAAAAAGTCAGACTGTGTCATTTTTTAGGGGTCGCATATCCAAAGACACCAGCAAGAACAGCCCAAAGAATTGAGCGATAATCAGCTGCGAAATTAGTTGCAGCCCAAGCTGCTAAGAATGCTCCAGCAGTAAGGACATAAGGGCTTTTCATATTCATTAGTTTGCTCCTAGCATAGGTATCTGAAAAAACTCACCCAGAAGGTCAGCTTCTTTCTTAAAGCTAACATGCATGTGGTGAGTGTGTTTGTTAGCCCCTGTGTAATTGCGCCACTTCCAGTTAAGGATGGGAGACGCAATCCTGCCGTTAAAAATAATGTACGAGATGCGCTTTTCTGCCTTAGACTTGCAACTGATTCGAATCTGATCTGCAAGGTCGGGCATGATAAACGGTTTGATTCCGACACCAAATAAATCTGCGTCAATGTCAATGGCACGAACCCAGCCCTGCTCATCTGGATTATGATCAGACTTACGAGCAGCGTGTCTGGTATCACCGAGCCAACCATCCGATGCCCTGTCACGATCTGGGAAGGAATCATCTATCTGCTCTCTTAATTGGATTGCAGCTCTAGATAAGTGTGATTTCATGTTCGACATTAGAACATTCCCATCGTTTTAAATTGTTCAATAACAATTCTCCATGTCCACATGCAGGCATCGGAGCAATAAAGGCATCATCTATAGGATCGTATGTGTAACCAATCCCAGCATAGTTATAGCGGATTTTTGCATTGTAAGAAGTTCTTATGCACTTTTGTTTCCTGAAATCTCCATACCAAGTTTCAGTGTCTAATCCTTCAATAGTTTGTGTTTCATCAACACCCACAATGACTTCTGTGACAATGTTATTTTCATCTAAAAATGCGTAATGTGCCATTATGCCCAACTCACATTTCCTGTGCCAGCAGTAATTGTTGTTACTATAAATCCACCGCTTGGTGAAGCTGTTGATCCTGTAAGACCACCACCAATAGTAATTGTTTTTGTGTCAGGATATTTGAGAATTACTACACCTGATCCACCTGCTGCGCCGTTTGTTGCGTAATCACTTCCACCGCCGCCTCCGCCAGTGTTTGCATCTCCAGCAGTTCCTGTTCCTTTTGCTCCAGCACCGCCTCCTCCAGTTCCACCTGCGCCTGGAGTGGATGCTCCTGCATAAGCACCGCCACCGCCTCCGCCACCGCGTGTAACTGATGATCCTGTAATAGATGATGCAGAGCCATTACCACCTGCACCGCCTGCGGTAAGGACAGCCGCCGCACCTGCAACACTTGCACCACCACCACCACCGCCGACTACATAAGTAGCATTGTCACCATAACCTGCACCGCCTGCATTACCTTGACCACTTGGAGAAGCCGCGCCGCCTGCTGTTCCGCCTGCACCAACATTTAATCCACCGCCACCGCCGCCAGAACCACCATCGCCCCCAGGATTTGGTTGTGAACCTGAATACTGATTTGAACCGCGCCCGCCGCCAGTGCTAGTAATTGAAGAAAAAATTGAATTGGAGCCATTTGTAGAATTAGCACCACCGCTTCCGCCAGTACCAGTTCCGCCTGCGCCAATTGTGACTGTGTAGTTTGTTGCTGGAGCTAATCCTGTTAATGTGCTTGTTAGATAACCACCTGCGCCGCCACCGCCGCCAGCACTAGCACCGCCACCGCCGCCAGCAATAACTAGATAATCTACACTAAAAGTAGGCGGTACCCCAGGATCTAATAATCCACAAATTGTGTTAAGCATTATGCAATGGCTCCTACGATATACCAAGTATCTGTAGCAACTTTAATGCAAGCTGCTGATTTATATTGAGCAAGAGTTGGAGATGCTGCCACGGCGCCTGCACTTAAAACTGTTGTAGTGCCTGAAGTGACTGCGCTGATTGTGCATGTTCCTACACCTTTATTGAGCACAGTAATAACAGTACCGACTGCAAAGGCAACAGATGCATTAGTTGGAATCTTGAATGCAATAGCAGTAGCCTTATTCATTGAAATGAGAGCCTGATACTGATCTGCTAAGACAGCAGTGTAATCAGTAGTGGCATCGGCATTGACAGTAAAGGCAGTTAGCCCATTCATGTTTGTAGCCGAGAGGACATTGCCTGTTGAGAATGGGAATCCGTTTGCCATAGTTGCTCCTTAGTAACTTAAAACGCTAGTGTCTAGAATACCGTATAATGTCGAGTCGAGTATAAAGCCATCGATAATTGGCTCCATCGTGGCGAAAGTAGTAATCCACGAATTAGGGGTTATATCGTGAGCTACTCCCTGAACCTGTAAAGTCTTGGTTATTGTTGATCCGCTATCTGTCGTGTTGGTAATTGTGACTGGGTCAAAGTAATCAAGGTTAAGAGCCGCCGTTACCCCAGCTGTATAACTAGGAGTCATTAAATCAAGGGTTAAGGAATCAATACGGATGCTGGTGTCCTTACGAGATGCCACATAAGCCTTAGCAAAGTCCAGAGCGACTGCATCAGTTTCCATGAGTAGGTTCTGTTGGGTGTATGAGTGCAGGAAGTAAGTGTCGATGGAAGTCGCATCGCTGGCAGTCTGAGTAGTACCGCCTGTACGCTGAATGTTGGCTTGGTTATAGACAAGTTTGTCATCAAAAGCGAACTTGACATTGGCATAAGGAATACCTGTGCCAGTCTGGTTAAAAAGTGTTGGAGTACCGCCTATGGATGCAACTGTAAAGGCTCTATCTTGGAATACAGCGTTTCCAGCAGGGTCACAATAGAAAGCGCCATACTCGGTCAATTCACATGTCTTGATAGCAGTAAGGGCTGCTCTAGAGCTTGCAGGGTCGGACTGACAGGTTGTCTGACCTGTATCAATATCACGCATGGATGAAGGCCAGTTGATTGTGTCTAGAATCCTGCCAATGCGAGTGCCAGTAGTCTCACCTGCAACTGCTCCAGTTACTGTGGTAATTGCTGAAGTATTGAATATCTTAAATGCATCAAAGGCGGTAATAGTCACATAAGCAATCTCTTGGCCTTGAGGATAGGTGTATCGGTAATCTGCTGTGTATCCAGAGAATAGGTAATACTCAGTGCCAGAATAGTTAGCAGATATGCGGAGTTTTCTAGCTGGTTGAAGATAACCATAAATAGGAGAAGATGTGTTCTGAGGATTGAAATCACCATTAGGGTCTAAGATTCTGACCGTGGCTTGACCAGCATCATAAGTATCCTGCAATAGGTTACGACCTCTACGAATAGCGATATTGGTTGTAGATGTCGAGTAGTCAATAATTAAAGCAGCGTTATCAGCCAGAACATTTGTTCCAAGAATACCTTTGGCAGGATCATCAAGGGTAAAGGGAATGCCATACCCAGGGCCATTGGCAAAGTTTATGGAGACTGTTAATTCTGCTGGAAGCGCCATTAGATAGCCGTAATAACTGCCTGGCGGCTATATCCAATAGCAGACCCAGCCCATCCTGAAGCAGCAAGAGCATTGTTGATTGCTTGGTTAAGGTCATTTTCAGCAATGACTGAACCTTCAACAGTCACTTGCACAACTGTGGTACTACCACCGCCAGCAGTACCGCCACTACCAGCTGTAGGTACTTGAGGCATTACTCCAGTAGCGCCACTTATTCCAGCAGCTGCTGCTGCCTGAGCTGCGTATCTTGCACCTGATAAAGCCTGCGCGAAAGATGCACCGCCTGCTAATCCAGCAGCTAAAGAGTTTTGAGCAATGGTGTTAGTCAATGCAATGGATTGACCATTAACTTCAACCAAAGCTCGTTTTACTCCATCTAAACCAATTTCCCATGCAATGAATGGATTACCCACATCCATAGAATAAACCTCAGCTAGAGTGCTTTGAAGGGTCATTACCTTTGCTTGGACTTCACTGAGCATTTTTGTGTATCTGTCAATTTGGCTAATGTTTTCATCTTGGATAGCCTGCATAAGCTTTAGACGAATACGATCTTCCTCTGAAATCTTACCCTTAAGAGCTGCTTCAATCTGAATCTTCTGTAGGTCAAAGATTGATTTGGCCTTGGCCAGTTTTAATTGTGCAGCAGTTACTTTAAGAAGCTCTTTTTGACTTTTAGTAGTAGCCGCTGTTGTTTTATTAAGATAAGAGCCAGATTGAATTGGATTCTTTTGATTAGCAACTTCTTCAATTCGTCTGGTTTTTGCACCAGCCTGATTCAATAGGGTTATGTAACTACCAAGAATTGGGATGGCTTGAACTATATTTGCCCCTGTTAATCCAGAAACTCCAGGAATCTTTTGCAATGCAGCAGCCATTAGGCCGAAACCGCGAATAACATCAGCAGTATAGGTTGCTAGGTTTTCCATATCTGTTGCTAGGTTAGAAACAGTTTTGTCTCCAGATAACACAACTAAAGCATCTATAATGCCTTTTCCAATAATTTCCTTTACATTCTCAGCAGCAACACCAAGTTTGGCTATTGATCCTGCAAAGGTAGCAGCGGATTCAGCAGCTGCACCCTTGAATGTTTTGGCTAACTGGCTAGTAATTTCTTCAAAGGATTTAGTCTTAAGGTCTGCCTTAGATATGCCAACACCTAAGCGAGTTAATGCTGTGTTATTTCCTAAATATGCCTTGCTTAAAGCTGCTGTGACAGAAGATAAATCTTTACCAGTTGAGGCACTAAGATCTAACGAAAGAGCCAACAATCGCTGAGTCTCTGCTGTGTCACCAGTTGCTATTGCTAATTGCTGATAAGCGGGGCGTAATAAATCATCGACCACGCCGAACTCGCTCTGTAGTCGTTGAATGTAGGACTCAGCAGAAGCGGCATCGCGTTCTAAACCAACATTCTTAAGAGCCAAGGCTAATTGCTTCTGAGCCTTCTGATCGTCAGCTGCTGCTTTAACCGAAGCCTTTGCATAGCCAAGAATGGCTGCTGTACCTAGGCTTATGCCTAGAGTCTTGCCTAAACTTTTAGCCGACTTGGTAAGTTTATCGGTTGCGCTTTCAGCTTGCTTAAAGGCCTTCTTGCCAGTGAACTCTGCTGCGACATCAATAATAATGCTCATGCGGTTGCCTTCTTAAAGTCTTTGCTGGCCTTTTCAATAGCTCTTAGAACACCATCACGAGCTGCGCCTCTATCTTCTTCATAGGCACGAAAGAGAACGCGTCCGCGCTCTTTGTCTTTACCCTTGAACTCTCCAGCAGTTTTATTGTTTTGGTTTTGAACAAATCGGCTAGATGGAGTCTTACGACCCATAGTTTCATAAATAGCACCAGCTGCGGATTTATTAAATAAACGCGCTAATGATCTAAAGCCTCTGTTGTTAGCTTTAGATGGAGTGGTCTTATAAGAAATGCCTCGCTTAGCTGCGCTGGCATCATAAAGTGGAAATCTGCCAGTGTAATTCTCGCGTGTGCGCCATCCGCTAAGGATTGAACCGTTATCTGGCAAATACCCTTTAGCAGCCTTGACAACAGGTTTTAAGGCTGTTGCAATCTCTTTTGGCATCTGCTTAGCCAAGTCGGGCGTATAGGCGCGTAGAGCCTTGCGGAGTTCAATACCGCCCTTTACGCTTACTGGCATCTTGAATCTCCTTTGCTTCATCTTTGAGACCCTGCAACAAGGCTTGAAGCATTATTGGGTCTAATTCTAATAACTGCTGTGGCGCAAGCCCCAACCTAATGCTTAGCCTAGCAATTAGGTAAGTGAATGGGAGATCGCGCTTTAAGACAAAGGGTCTGAATCAAGCACCTCAACACTCTTAAGTGTCTCGATAAAGTCAATCCCGTAAGGCTTAACCGTCTCACCTGAACGGCGTAGAACTTCCCATGCAATCCAATAAACATCCGACTGCTTCTCGTCATCACGAAAAGCCTTATGAAAACCCTTTTTAGCAAATTGCTCGAATGCATACTCCACTGCTGGAGTAATTTCACCTTCGATAACGCTTCCATCTGTTCGAACTATCTTAAGTTTTGCCATGGTTAGCCCCCTTGTTTAATTGTTTAGAATGTGCCTGTAGTTGCTACTGCAACTGTTGAGTTAGCAGTAAATGTAATTGACTGTGTGCCAATATCTGCCACAGCACCATTGATGTCTGTAGTGTTATTGACTAGCAATGAAACAGTGTATAGAGGGTTAGTAGCAGATACTATTGTTCCCTTTGTCTGTAGGAATACACATGTAACTGTTGTTCCCCATGCAGCTTGGAGTGTTGCAAGAACATTAGCTGATGCTGTGTCGTTTAGGAAATCAATAGTTACAGTAGATGCTTCCAAGCCCTTAACGAACTTGTGTGCTGTGTCGCCCATTGCAGTTACTTCTAGCTCATCAAATGAACGATTGATTGTTACTGCTGTTACATGGTCAGAAAGATCAACAGTGTTAATCTTAACGCCTACATTGTTATTTAGAAATACAGCCATTAGGATTATTCCTCGTCTTTCTTAGTAGATGCTGGCTTTGGTGTTGGTGTGCTAACCTGCCCGATTTTTTTCAGGAAGGCTTCGTTCTCTTGTTCCCACTCGGACATATTAACTCCAACTTGTTAGGATTGATACGGACATCTCGCAGCTGAGAAGGTCTCCCGAAGCAGCATTGAGAACACTAGGCGCACTGACTGCGCTTACATTATAGGTCAAAGAAGATGCAGCAAGCTTGGCGAACACGCCACACACGAAATCTTCTATGCCATTAAGGTTGCCCTCGTTATCGAAAAGAGGGGTCGTAATAATCAATTTGAATGATGCCATTGGACTAATACCAATATGTTGATTATTGGTAGGTGTGATGTATGGATCATCAGGTGAAACAATAACTGAGTTAGCCAATACTGTGGCAGGCGGAAATGCAAAGGTCTGCCACTTTGTATTATCGACTAGAGCTGTAGCAAGTGTCGTTCTAAGTGTCGTAATAGCAACTGGCATTATCCCACCATCGAGCGTGGGTCTATTGCGTGGATAATCATACCCCGTACTTTGGCGAGTAATTGCGCCGATAATCTATACGGGGATGGCTGGTAATCGACAAGGTTGGAACCAGACAAGCTGGTAGTTCTTGCTTGCCAGATATCGACAGCGATCATTAAAGCTGCATTCTGTATAGCTGTATCTGTTGTCCAGACTGTGTAAGTATCTGGAGCAACTGTGCCATAAGGCTCAATTATGTGATAAGGAACAGTAGTGGTGTGAGTAGTAGCCATGCTGATTGAGTATTCACCGACTGCTGTAATGGTCTTAGTGCCATTATATTTTGTGCCAGAATTGGTAATAGTTACAGACTGTCCAACATAAAAGACTTCTGTAATAGGTTCATTGAAATAAAGAGTGCCGATGTCGGGTACATTGCTATGTGCAACTGAAAATTGATTAGGTGTCCATAACATCGGAATAAGAACAGCGTCTGAAGCGTCACAGACTTCTTGGAGAACAGCATCAGTGTATAGCGTGCCGACACCCAAAGTGGTGCGTAATTCGCTGACTGTTGTAAGTGCCATTGC